CCTGTGAAAGAGTTCCTGCCATTTGTTATTCTCCTTCCTCGAAGCCGATGGCTTCGTAGTCCATTATCTTTTCTATCACCCTGCCGCTCACTATCTCGTTCGCTGAGTTCCGGACAAAGCCCAGCCTCTTCATCGTGGAGTCGATCTCCGCAAGGTATGACTGCTGGGTCTTGTTGTCCATCCACAGCTTTATCGTGTAGTTGAGATGCGAGTATCTCAGCGTGTCGCCTTCAAGGTATGAGCTGTTGTTGTTCTCAACGTAAGTGATGCACGGCAGTGTGATCTCATCAGTGATAAAGTTCTCGTAGTAGGTAGGAAGGATGACGGAAAGCGCCTCCACTATGCTCGGGTCAAAATCTATCATCGTATTCCTCCTTAACGTATTTCAAAAAGTTGTATTTCTTGCTGTTGAATGCAGGGATGAGGAATGGCCTCGGCTTCACGCCGTATGTCGTGTGCCACCTGCCGTCCGAGCCTCTGTACCTCCACGGAATGGGATGCTCGGGCGTTGCCGCCCTGCCCTTCCCATCGAATGCGTGGATGCCCGTGCCGTGTTCCACGTAGACCGCGTATTCCAGATTGGTGCCGACCTCGACACTGTTGCCGTCGAGCTCTGCGCGGATGCTCCGCTTCAGTGTGCCTGTAGGCTCAGCAAAGCGCCCGTTGCAGTTCTCTTTTGCCTTCGTTTCGATGTCGTTGCCGACCTTCAAAAGCGGTCTCCTGAGGTCGATGTTCTCGCACCGTTCGAGCTTCACTATCAGCTCGTTCGCGTTCTCGAATACTACCTTCATAGTTTCGCCAGCAGGATCTCCTGCCAGAAGTCTGACGGGACCACGTACCTGACGCGGTAGTCGCCCAGGGCGAGGCTGATGACCTCGCCCGGAGCGATGCTCGTGTCTTTCGTGAGTCCTATCATCTCGATGTCGACATAGCGCGGGTCCTGTACGTTCTGCTGTGAGTAGCGTCTGACGGCGATCTCTGTCGACCGCTCCGTCGGTGTGCCCTTCTGCAGTTGTCCGTACTCGTCCACCGTTGTGCCGTAGGCCTTTACCGTTGCGCTTTGGAGTTCTCTTGCGATTGTCATATGACTCTCACCTTCCTGTACCTTTTGAGCTGCTTCATGATGTCATCTGAGTAGCCGGACGCATATCCGAAGGACATGCCGCTGTAATTTTCAGAGGTCAGTCCCTCGGTGCCCATCCTGTTGTAGTCGTAAATGACCATAGCAATGATGGTGCCGGTCAGATAATCAAGAGCGTCGTCATTGTTGATATAGTTCTTTGCGAACTCCGTCGCGTTGTCGATGAGCTCATTAAGCAGCGCATCCTTTGAGTCATCTGTGATATTCAACAGCAGTTTTATTCTTTCAAGCATGCGCTACCTCCCCGCATTAGGATGCGACTGTAACTTCGGTTGCGACCTTCGCAGCCTTACCAGCTGCGAATGCTGTTGCGTTGATCTTGTCGCCTGCTGTGAGATTGGCCTTTGCGGTCATTGTCCAGCTGCCGCTTGACGGCACGACATCGTATGCCTCGCCATCGCCATCAACAACATGTACCAGGAAGCAGTCTGTGCCGCATGTGCCGGCGATGGTCTTTGCGTTCTTGGTGTATGTCGTGATAGCGCAGGCTGTGCTCTGTGCTTTAGCGAGCATCATGCACTTGCTGTTGTCAACGAGAGCGATGATCGCATAACGGTCTGCTACGACGGTGTTCTTCTTTGTGTCGATGTCCTTATCGCGCTCTACTCTCACGCCCGTCTTGATGAATGCCTTGACAGCTTCTCTCTTGGCGATGTAGATGGAGTCCTCGAGAACAGCCTTGCTCTCGTAGATAGGAACGCCGCATACTGTGCCGACATAGCCTGTGCGGACATAAGCCTCAACATACTTGAGGTCGTCTGCGAGGGCCTTGCGGACCCATGCCTTGTTGGATGGGTTTATGAGTGCGAAGAGGCCGTCCTCTTCTTCCGGGAACATCGCAAGAGCATCTGCGAAGAGGTTGAAGAGGTAGTTGTTCGCCGTTGTGCTGAAGTCACAGGCGAGTGATCTGAGCGACTTGCTGTACTCTGTGATGGCGGCTGCCGTCCATGCGTTGACCATGCTCTCGGAGAGAGACTGCAGCTTTGCATCTACGAGTGCAGGATCAGAGAATTCATCGTCGTCATACCAGCGGGTCTGGCCCTGTGTGCGGACAGCTGTGTATGTCTGCTCAACGTAATCGGCATCGATGAAGGTTGTATTGCCGTCGCCTCTGCCGAGCACTTCTGCGCTGCCTGTGCCTGTGTATGTGTGGATCTTCTTTGTGAGGCCAGGTGTGCCTTCGAGGCCGTAGTCAGGTGTAAGGAACCTGTTGATGTCCAGCTTTGTGGACAGAATGCTCTTGATCTTGTTCTCAAGCACAAAATTCGGGTATCCGTTGAAATTGAAATCTGCCATTTTGTTGTCTCCTTTATGTGGTTAGCTTTTTGTAGAGTTCCGGATTGTTGTGGTAAAGCTCATACTGCTCGTCCACGCTCATCTTGGAGAAGCCTTCCTTCGTGACGGGTTCGATGGCATCGGGTGACTTGACAGGCGCCTTGCCTGCGAGCCTCTTGGCTACGCTTGCCTTGATCGCCTTGTCGATCACCTTGATGTTTTCGTCCATCGTCTCCGCGTCTTCCGCTACGACGAAATCAACGAGAGCAAGGTCGATGTCCTTGTCCGCCAGAATCTTGCTTGCCGTGTTCTTGTTCTCAGCAAGCGTGAGCTCTCTCTCTTTGCGTTCGATCTCTCTCTCGCGCTGTTCGAGTTCGTATTCATACTTCTCCGTCGCGTTCATTCTTGCGAGCTTTGCCGCTTCCTTTTCCTTATCCGCATGCTTCCGCTCAGCCTTCTTCAGCGCTTCGGTGACACGTCTGTCGCCTTCCTTCTGGAGGAGCGCATCCACTTCTTCCTGCGTATAAGTCTTGGGAGTTGAGTCCTCGGCCTTGACGGCTTCTGCCTCTGGGTTTGTGTTTGTGTTTTCAAGTTCTGCCATGATGTACAGCCCTTCCTTTCTGTGTTCGAGTTACGGCAGCATCGGCCGTCCCTCTCCAAGTGATTCAGTTATTGCCGCCATTGCGCAGCGGCAGTTTGGGTGAGCCGGGATGACCAGCTCATCTATGTCGAAGACCTGTTCAGCCAGGTCTGCGCATACTTCGCAGCAGTCAGGTTCAGCTATGATGCGGTACTTCGTGAAGCCCGCCTCCTTGTACCTGTCCTGTGTGGCACGGCTCTGCACCCGTGCCGTTTCCGTTCTCACGAGGCGCCGTGCGTTGTTGTACGCTTCACGGAAGTCATCATCGAGGATGTTCGTCAGCTCCTCGATAGGAACGCCTGTCTGGTCGCTGATCAGGTCGAACATGAGACCTTTTGGCTTGCCGTTCTCATATCCGATGTTCATCATCGGCTGCCCCCGTGAAACAAAATCAAAAAGGCTCTCTTCGAGCCTCTGCATAAGCCATTCTTTGTTTCTCCAGATGCGGTTCGAGAGGTTTCTGCCGTCATCGCACCATATCTCATTGACCACCAGCCTCGCCGCTTCCTTGTTGACCTTGTCGTAAAGGCCGAAGCGGTCGCCGAGGAATTCCTTCTCTGTGAGGCTCTGCTCCTCGTAGACCGTCACGAGATTGCTCTCGAGTGCGCCGGTCTGCTTGAGTGCGAGCTTGGAGAGCTCCTCGTTGACCTCGTTCATCAGCTTGTAGTAGCGGTCCGAGTTGTACAGGTCGCTCGGCTGGATCACGCCGTCCTTGCCTTTGACTTCCTCAATGGCTTCGATGAAGAGGCGCTTGAGGTCCTTGCTGACACGCAGGTACTGCCTGCCGAGCTCCGTATCGAGCTCCGTCACGGTCTTGTTATACAGCTTCGCACGCTGCCTCATTTCACGGCGCTTCCAGTATCGGTCATTCCTCCTCTGGAGCCTTCTCAGTTCTTCCTTCGTCATCGTCGTCCTCGCTTATGTCGGAGAAGTTGTACAGCTCCATGCTCTCTTCCTTCTCCTCTCTGACGCGCTCCATCTCTTCATCGACGTCCTGCACGAATGGCAGAAGCGTCAGCAGGGTCTCCTGTGACACGATGCCGCGAAGCTGATTGACTATCTGCACCGTCTGCGTCAGGTCGCTCGGCAGGTTGCGTGTGAAGGTGATCTGCGCTTCACGCCACAGTTCCTCCTCTGTCGAGCCTATGAGACCGAGAATAGCGCTTATCAGCTCGAGCCTTCTCTGCAGTGCCTTCTTCATGTTGCTTTCAATGGCACTCGCTCTATTCTCAAAGCCGACAAGCTTGTAGCGCATCGCTATGCCCGACTGCGCCATGAACTTATCGTCGTTGAAGTCTGGCGAAGCGCTTATCTTGTGTATCTGGTCGTTCACGTTCTGCAGCATGTTCTGGATCTGCGTGTCTCCGATGCTCTTCGTGAGGTAATTCGCGTCTGCATCGCTGTCCATCATCAGGACGCGGTGCTCCTTCATGCTGACAAGGTCATCCTCGTCTGCTGTGATGCCCTTGAGCACCAGATACGCATCAGCGAACGCCTCGAAGTCATCGACCTCGTCAGAGAGCAGCTCGTTGTATGCGTCCTGAAGGCTCATGATCTCTGCAAATATGCTCGTCTCTTCCTTGTTGAGACTGAAGATCGTGACCGGACACTGTCCGAAGTAGTGCGGCTCTTCCTTCAGAGGAATGAAGGATGCGAAGCCCGGGCCCGACTGATATGTCGTGACGGTCTTGTCTGAATAGACCTCAACAACGTACTGATCAAGCTGCTCGTTGACGAGCGCCTCTGAGTAGAAGCGGATCACGTAGAGCAGGTCGTTGTTCAGCGTGTCGTCGTAGACCGGAATGACTTCCCTCGTATCGAATGTCCTGAAGCGCTGTTTGCCATCCTCATCGATGTAGTTGACCTCGGCCGCCCTGCCGAAGATGAGCGCGTTGCGCAGCAGCTCCGAGTCTTCCGCCTTGACATCGTTGTACTTCAGCACGTCAATAATTTCCTCAAATCGTCCGTCATTGTCGTAGCCGATCTCGATGCCCGTCATGTAGCCGAGGTAATTCTGCACGATGTTGTAACAGTAATTGACCACCACGATGTTGCACGGCTTGCCGGTGTCGCTTGCTACCTTCTGTGTGATCTTCTGCTTGCCTTTGTAATAGTCGTAATATCTTTGAAGCTCGGGCAGCTTATTCGTTTGAAAGTCCATCAGGATCTTCCCGAGCCTTTCGGGTGTCAGTTGTTCATCTTTGCCAATCTGATACATTTGTGTCTCCTATAGTCCGAGTAGTGACTTATCTACAGCGGTGAATTTATGCGCATCGAGTGCCTGCAGCGAGTACCTCAGCGCATCGAGGCTGTGGTTGAACATGTCGATAGGCTTGTTGGTGTACTCGCCTGTTGCCTTGTCTTTTATCCAGGAATAATTCTCGAGCTCCGTGATGATGTTCTGACACGACGGATGCACGATAAGGTTGTATCCCTGCAGTCGCTGGATGCCGTGTATTATCGAGTCCTTGCCTTTTGTCGATTCCTTTATGCGGAGTATCCCGCACTTGCGGATCTCTGCGACTGACTTCGGCTCGGCAGAGTCTGCGATGATGGTGCTCTTGCTAAAGCCCATGCTCGTGATGATCTCCGCTATCTGCTGATTGGTCTTGCCGGTGCCTGTGAATTCCTTGAATATGAAAATGTCATCGCCCTTCACGATTGAAGCGACGATGGCAGTAGGGTCATTGGTGAAGCCGAAATCGAGGCCGACTATCAGCTTGCCGTCCTTCGGTGGTTCGAATGCTTCGACACGCCAGTTGTTGTATACCAGTTTGTCGAGTGAGCAGAACTCACCGAGGGCATATATCTTGTAGTATGTTGGGTTGGTGTGGATCCGCTTCTCGAGGCTCTTGATGTATTCCTCCGGGAGAAAGCGGTTGTCCTTGTATGTGGTCTTGACTACGAGCGTGTCCTCACCCGGGTCCTGCGCGAACCACCTCCGATAAACGTAGTTCACTTTGCTTATTGGGTTGAAGGAAACGAACATCTGGAGGTCGGACGCTCTGGCTCGTAGCCTCAGATCTAACTGGTCGAAGTCCTCCTCGATGAGTTCCGTTGCTTCCTCGATCCAGATGTCCGTAATCCCCACAATGGATTTGATGCGCTCTGCATCGTCGAGGCCCTTGAACAGGAGCGTGGATCCGTTCGGCAGCTCGATGGCGAAGTCCGTTATGCGGACCTTGCACAGGCCTCTTATATGCCATTGGTCGAGCTGTTCAAGCATCAGCCTCCAGCACGAATCCTTCTGTGAGTTCAGTGTCTTCCTTACGATGAGCACCTTGCGTTTATCATTGAGCGCCTTGAAGAGTATCTTCTGCGCAATGAACACGCTCTTGCCGGAGCCCGCACCTCCGTAGTAGATCTCGTACCGGTGCGAATAGTCCGACAGGTAAGGCAGATATGCCTCATTGAAGATCTCTTTTGTGAGATGCAGGTCAATCATCGAGAGTCACCCTGATCACGTTCTGCGTGACATCAGCCTCGAGCCTGTCAGTAGGCTTCTGGCCAATAGTGTCCCGGAGCACCTCGAAGCTGCGCGTGTCCTCGTTCGCCCTGGCAATGAGATTGTCAATCATCGTATCCCAGTCCGTCTCGCCCATACGCTCAAGAATGCGGTCCTTTATTAACTTGTTCTCACGCCTGACCTGTCCGCTCGCCTTACCGGCTTTGCTTGCGTTCGCCCTTCGTTCTTCGGGCGTTAGGCGGGCGTTCAGATCCTGAGGCGACATTAAGTTCTGTTCGTTCGCCATAATGTTCACCAACCAAAAGAGCGGGCCTGTTCAGCTCGCTCTTTTTGGGAAAGGATATCATCAAAACAATTACAAGTAGGATGCGTGGATTCGTTCCTCGTTTCCTGCTTACACTTTATAAGACGCTATATGTGTTTTACAATGTTCTCTTCTACGATGCGCAGCGCACGCCTGTGAACATTGTGCACACCGTACCACGAGTAATTGAGAATGATGCAGATCTCTTCCCACTTCCTCAGCTTGACGTACCGCTCAAACAGAAGGTCGCCCTCTATCCCGTCGATTGAATCGATGAGGTCATAAACCTTCTGTCTTGCCTCTACGGCTTCGAGCCTTGCATCGATGAGGCGGAGCCTCTTCTCAGCCAGGCGAAGCGCCTTGTCTTCGGTCGGCTTACTGATGCCGGAGCCGTGCGGCATACCGTCATTATCCGACGCGGATCTGATAGCATCGAGCATCTTCAGCTCATCCTCGAGTTCCGTCTCGAGGCGTTTGACCCTGCGGTCAGCGTATTCATATTGTTTAAGAAATTCCTTTGCTGTCATTTTCCTCCATATATGTGATCCGGGAGGCGGGCTGCACGAAAAGGAGATTGATAATTCAGAAGTGTTAACTAATAATGTTTTGCCCGCCCCCGGGTATCACCTACAGTGTAGTCTTGATCTTGCCAGCTCTCTCGAGCGTTCTGGCCATCTGTCTGTCTGCGTATCCTTCCGCAACGATCGTGTCCTGATATGCCTCGATGTTTTTCTGTCTAATGCTCCTCTGGTATGCGTCAGTGTCTTCTGGTGTGTCGACTCGAACGAGATAACCGAGACCATGCTTCACGGCTCGCTCACAGTCAGGACAGATCTTCTTCCCTTTGTGTCGGTGCTCGAATATCTGTCCGCAGTAAATGCATTCGTGTTCCATCGCCTACCTCCACGGACAATCCGTCTGATCAACACACTCGTGCGTTTCCGTGCGTAAATCGTGCGTTTCCGTCTGCGGAGTATCGGCTGTTGGAATACGCAGTATCTCGCCAAGAGCCTTGCTATAGTTGGGACTATCCACCACATATTGAAGTGCATTTATCGCACTCGCTCGTTCAATCAAGTCTGCCATCTACTCGCTCCTTTCCGTCTGTGGCTTGTCCTTTGGTTCATAGTGGCACTCAATGCACTCTCCCTCTGTTTCGTATCTTTTGCAGTTGTAACAGTCACGCATCGTGCGTTTCTCAAAAGTCAAATTTGAGTTTTGAGTTTCTGTTTGAGTTTCCGTCTTTGGCTCATAATGGCACGACTCCTCGCACATCATTGCGCCTATTGGTCTATGCTTGCACCGAGCACAAGACTTTATGAACTCCACGACTTTTTCTTTTAATTTGTCATTTCCCGTCATCGCCTCATAAAGACCGCAACACCCGCATCCAAGACAAGGCTGTTCGCATCCCTCAACCCCTTTATGTCTACAAGTATCGCAGTTGTTCGGTTTTTCCGAACGGCTCGGCTCGGTCTTGCGGTCTGCCATTGCTTCAAACTGACAGATGCCCTTTTTATTCTGACAGCCGTATGCATAGTTCCACCATCGGCACTTATAACACTTGTCCATTGTGTGTGGCTCATCCATCAGCCTTTGAAAGAAGTTCTCTATCCGTTTATACACTTCATACTCGGTAGTCTTGAATCGGATGGTGTACTCCTTAACCACATTCCCATCAATCGTTAGATCATCTGAATAACTATTCCATTCTCTCATCTACTCGCCCTCTCTTTCTCCCCAACTGCAATAGTCATCGCTCTCCACATCTCGATTGTGTTCGGCACAGCGATAGAAGAATATCGGTTCACCTCTGAATGTGCCTTTCTTCCTCTTGCAATGCTTACACTCCTTGCATCTCACGATGTCGATACTTGGTGCGTCATCTATATTGGCAAGTATCGCCCCTATGGGAACAGCGAGTTCTTTGCCGTTGTAACTTTCATACGGCTTATACAGTTCTTTCAGCCATTCCGCATCTATCCACCTACTCATCGTCTGCTCCTTTCCACAGTGGGCAATTCCACCGAACGGCTTCACCACACTTCGGCTTATACTCACAGCCACTCACTTTGCAGTTATTGCAGTTATCATATGTGGAGATGCTGTAGCCGAGTCTCGCATAGTCACAGATAGAAAAGATAAGCCTTATCAATTCCTCTCTGTCTTGGTCAAACCTACTCATCGTCTGCTCCTTTCACCTTTCCGCATTTCTGACAAATCCACACTTTATATGAGTCCTTGTATAACATCGGTGTTCCACAATGATGCGGAGTTTTAGGCAACTTTGCTCGTTTAATCTTTCGTTTCAAATTCATCATTTACTCCTTTTGCGCTTGGATACGGCTCGCTGAAATGCGTTTCCCATATTGTTTTCGCTACTTTTTCTGAACATTCTTCACAGAGAAACAACTTGCTACCTTTCAGGCGTTTGCGACATATAGGGCAGTTGCCATTAACTACAACTTTTACTTCTGCGCCAATGTCCCTACTCATCGTCTGTTCCTCTTCCGCCACCACATCATTGGTGCTTCGGGTAGGATTTGCACCTACACCCCATCTTTACCACAGATGTGCCTACTCTTTTAGCCTACCGAAGCATATGTATATACCTACAGCCGATGCTCCGTGAAAGAATCCACAGAGGTCGGGGAACGCCTTGATTACATAGCTGTATTACCATACGACTTGTTGGCAAGAGCCACGCAAGCACAAGCTGTAGTTCGAACTATTAATTAGCTCTTATTGGTGGGGATAGACAGCCTCGAACTGTCATCAACCGCCGAGTATGCCCCTCAGCAGTTTGTCGGTGAGCATACCACCAAAGCATTCCGCCAGTTATGCTATATCCCCATATGGGCGGTTGTAGGTCTACACGGAGCAGACCTACCATTGTCATTCTCTGTGAGGTGTTCCGCAAACGCTCACATCATCTGGGCGCTACCCAGCCTCTGGTAAGGGCACCCGGAATTGAACCGAGACATACGGGATCAAAACCCGTTGCGCTGCCGTTACGCTATGCCCCTATAACCTTGCCTTTCTCACTCTGTCCTCAAACAGCGAGCTTTCACAGCCACTCCGCAAAGCCTGTGGGCACTTGGTATCACTTCCATCCGCTATTCATCGTCTGCTCCTTTCTTTGCAAACAGAGGGCAGGACGATCATAAACCCTACTGTCAAATATTCGTCCTTATAAAGAGATAGCGAGTGTCCCGCCCTCTGGTCTTGCCTATACCTCTACCAGATCCGACTCCGCGAACACATACGGAACGCCCAGCTGCGATACGATGCCCTCCAGCTCGTAATATGTCCCACGTGCTCCGTAGTTCTTAACGCGAGTGACTACGCTCTCGGAGCCGTCGTATCTCTTGGCTATCTCGTTAGTGACATGCGAGTGCGGATCATACCTGATAATCACCCAAGAACCTACCTTGATCATTCGCGCCTCCTATTTCTTTTTCTTCCCGGCCTGACTCATCTTGCGGATGCGGTTGCCCTGCTTTATGTCGTACAGGGTAGCCTCGCGCTGTGAGTTCTTATAGCACTCCCAGCACATCCACACGGTCTTCGAGCCGGTGCAGTAAGATTCCATGTACTTGTCCCAGCATTCTTTGCCGCAGATATCACACTGCCTTTGCATCCTTTGATCGCCTCCGGTCATTCATTTTGTTGAACAGAGCCTCCAGGCGCTCCTTGTTCTCTTTGGCATTTTTATCGTCACGCCTTGCCAGTTCCTCCCTGATCTCCGGCAGAGCCATCTCGAAGCGCTTCCTCGCCATAGCCCTGCTGCTCTCTATCTCGGGCCACAGGTGCTTCAGTCCATCGATATCCTCGGCATACTCCTGTATCTCCCTCGGCAGCTGCTTGAAGTCATACTGAGTGAATGAAGTGGTACTGACTATGGTCTCCGCATGGCAGTAAATCTTCTTCTGATACTCATCGCTCCATCTGAATCCGCCCGGATCTATCATCGACTTGCGCTCCTTGTTGTTGGCCAGCACATCGACAATGTGGACGAGCTTCCCGAAGAGGATATCCGTCTCGGTATACGGCTTGCCGTTCTCAGTCGTCTTGGTAACGGCAGTCAGTTCCCTGATGATATCGCCCGGAAGAGGAATGAAAGCGTTCCCCTTCCTGACGTAACTGTTGACAGCCTTCTCGACCTCGTCATAACTGTCCGACTTGAAAGTCTCCTGCCAGGAGTCGAGCATGGCAGCCTTCTCCTCGCCTGTCATCTTCTTCGCCTGGGTGATATACAGGCGGCACACCTTATCGAGTATTCTTATGGTGTCATTCTTTGTCATTGCACAAACTCCTTGAAAAAGATTACATCATCAGGGGAGAGGGGAGCGTCGAGGTTCGCTTGCGAACCTGACCCATTCCCATTCCCATTAGAATTAGCATTATCATTATCATTATCATTGGGTTTCGGTTTGGTTATGTCTTGGTTATGCTTTGGTTTATCTTTGGTTTCGTCTTGGTTTTGTTTTGGACGCCCTCCCTTGCATCCGGCAATATACTTGCGAGTATTCGCGTCTATCTGTGGTTGCAAGGCTTTGAAGAGTGCCGCCGCACTACCCGCGAGGTTCTTTGGAGGCTCGTCATTCAGCGCATAGTTGAACAGAGCCAGGAAGAAACTCAGCTGGTACTTCTTCGGTAAAAGTTCGATGGCTTCCAAAAAGCTTCTATAAAATATGCAACTGTCTCTCATTTATTCTTCTCCCACGCCTTATAGAGCTCGATCCATTCATCGAACGGCATAGTGACGAGCCACTTCCTGCGGTTCTTCCGGTGAAGGACTGCGGGCTTTTCGTTCTCCCTCGCGTCCCTGACGGACTGCTCTACGGCATTTTCAATATTAAGTTTTTCCACTCGCTTGACCTCCAGATGTATGCCGGGGAGGCCGACAACATCGGCATCGCCGTTGATGCCCGCATATTGCTGGCCTCTCCTGGCATCGTATCCGTACTTGTTGAGCAGATGCGCGGCTTCAAGCTCGCCGCGCTTGCCCTTATTCCTGCTGTTCATCGTTCACCCTGAAGCCTTCCTCAATGAAGTGGTTCTTGAAGATGTCCCTTGCATACTTTGACATATCTGTGTATCCATTTTTTTCGGCTTCAAATTTCATTCTGAAATACAGATCTATAGGGAGCTGAAAGGCAACAACAAGAGATTCCTTCTCTATCTGCTTGGATGTTTTCATCTTCGCACCTCCTTAGAACGGCAGGTCCTCTTCCAGTGCCTGGAAGGAATCTGTCTCGATGATAGTCGGCTCCGGAAGAGGTCTGTCTTCAGGGATATTGAAGGAGTTCTCCTCGATTGCCTTTACGGATCTGAAGCCCCACGGCACTGTGCGCCACTTGCGCTCGTTCATGTACTCGTGCTCTTCCCTTCTGAAGATGATGCCGAGCTGGGCGCCCTTGAGTCCGTTGACATCGAACGTGTCATTGACCCACACCTTCGTTCCGCTGTCTTCCAGGGCTGTGCAGAAGCTCTTAAAGTCCCTGTTGGTCTGCCCCTCGTTGTTATAGAGCAGCACCCACTTTGTGCCGGTGAACGGCCACTTGACGCTCTGCGGATCATCGGAAGATTCTTTCCAGTTCTGGAACATATCCTTGAAGTATCCCTTGAACTCGCCGTCCGCTATATCGAACGCTACCTTGAGCATCGGCTTTCCGTTCTTGCTCTCTGTCTCCTCAGCTCTGAGGATGCTGCATACATATCCGCCGGCAGGGAGGATCTTAGGCTCGCCCACCTTCACGCTGTCATAATCTTTCGGTTTCTTGAATGCCATATCTATTTATCTCCTTTCAGTCCGTAGTAGTCTCTGATTGCCGTGTCGACCGCCTTGAGGTCGTTCGGGATCTCCAGCGGGAACATATCCTCCGGAGTCTTTGCCGTGCTCTGTCCGTTGCTCTGTGTGAAGAACTTGTGGTCCTGACAGTAGAGCACGATGTCGAAGCACCCTTCGACGGTCAGCTTCTCATCGAGCATCTTGCCGATGGTCTTGACCTTCTCTCTGCCGTCTGTGTCCAGCTCGCTGTGATGCAGGAAGTAGACTATCTTGTCCTCGTCTTCCAGCTCGTTTATGAAGTGGATGAGGTCTCTGAACTTCTGCGCCATGCTCGTGAACTTGTCATAGCCCTTCTCATAAGTCCTGTCGAAGAGCTCGTTGACCAGCAGATACTGGCTGTCATCGATCACTACCGACTTGACCTTTGCGCTCTTGATCACCTTCATGATCCAGCTGTACTTCGCAGCGTTGAGTGTGGCTGCGTCCTTTGCGGTGCCCTCTGTCGGGTCCTTCGGGACCTTGAGCACCTTGATGTCTGATCTGAACGGCAGACGGCCCTTCTCCACAGAGACTACGCCGACCTCATCGGCAGCGAAGTTCTTGAGGCTGTATGTCTTGCCGGATCCGCTTCTTCCTATCACTAATACTGGGATTGCCATTTTGGGTACCTCCTGTTATATCCGAGACTCATGGCTATAGCCTTGTCTCTAATCTCTTTTGCTCTGTGGAGCTCTGCTCTGACATAGTGCTCAAGCTCCTCTCTGTCTTCATCTCCGGCTCTGAAATATCCGCTTCCGTCATTGATGATGAAGTCACCTTTCTTATTGGCTTCGGATATCAGCTTGCGGAGCTGTCTGTCGACTCTCTCTGTCGATGGTCTCTTAACGGCGTAATATGCGCCGGTGCCTATCTTATCGAAGAGTCTTTCCGCTTCACTTTTTTCCGCAGGTGTGGTACCATTAATTGGGTTGATTGGTGCTCCTGCGGGAGTGCCTTTCTTTTTATACGGGCTCTCTGAAGAGCTCGTGCTCGTTTTCGTCATAGTAGACATATTCATCTCCTTGTCTTTCGTAGTAGGCGATGCGGTCATCGTCATCGTCCTCTTCATCGTTGCCGTCGCAGTCATCGCCGTAGCGCGGACAGTCCTTGCACTTGTAGACCTCGCAGTAGGACACGCGATCCGGTCCGCCATAGCGCTCTTCGTACTCGCGCTGGCCTTCGACGGCCATCCTGTTCTCGAACGGGTATGTCATCATCGCGCTACCTCTCTGCAAGTGACTTTACGAGCGATTCGATCTCTACATCCTTGAGTTCGATTCTGAACTTGAGGTTGATGATCGTGTGGTTCGCCTCGTTCAGCTCATTCTCGAGTACAGCGATCTTCGCCTCGAGCCTCTTCTTCTCGTCCTGGTAGTGCTTCTCCAGGCTCTCGTTTATCGGTGCTCCGATATCGTGCTTTCCCATTGTTGTCTCCTTTCTATGCCATCATTACGGCGTACATCATGTAGTATCCCAGCGCCGCCCACAGGAGCGCGGCTCCAATCCAGCTAAGCGTCCTCTTCATCGTTGACCTCCTCATCTACCTGCGATATCGACATCTCCTTCTTGCCGCCGTCCATCAGCAGTCCTATGGCGTTAATGAAGTCGTCGAAGTTCTTGTACTCGACGTATTCCTTGTAGCTGATCTCGATTCTGTAAGCCATTTTTCTCCTCCTTCTAAATCGTATCTGACAGTTCTTCCGAATCTGACCGTGCGGAGCTTTCCTTCCCTGCCGTACTTCCAGACGGTCCACTTGCTCAAGCTGAGCACATCGGCAGCTTCTTCTGCGGTGTAGAGCTTCATCGCCGCACCTCCGTTACTGTGAGTAAACATTTAGGTTAAAAATATTTTGTTCCGCTCTGACAGCTTGAGCCTCAGGGCCTTTGTGAGACCTACGATCTCGGATGCTGTGAACTCGCCTTCGCCTTTGAGCCTTCTGTCGAGTGTATACCTCTTCATGCTGGCTCGTTCAGCGATGGCTTCAATCGTCATGCCGCTGTCTTTGATCTTCGCATTCAGGGCATTGAGATCTGTCATACTGCTGCCCTCCTTTCTGTATATTGTGTCCTGATATTAACGTAATCAGCATATCTTGTTTACTGACACTCACATTATATGCTTTGCGTTACTTTAAGTCAACACATTTGTCGAAATTCTTAACAAAAATGTTGATTTGGGGTAACTGATAATATATTATCTACTATATAAAGGGGGTCAAAACATGGAAGATTTATATGAAAACATCAAGAGACGGCGTGAAGAGCTCGGAATGTCCCAGGAAGAGCTTGCCCGCAAAGTCGGCTACACAAGTCGCAGCACTATTGCTCGGATCGAGCGCGGTGATATTAACATTCCACAGGATAAAATTGTACTGTTCGCCAGGGCGCTCCGTGTACTGCCTGAATATCTTATGGGCTGGACTGATGAAGACGGCATCGACATCACCGATGAAGATCTCGCTGCAGCAGAGGCGCGTCAGGATCTGGCAGGGCGTCCGAATCTGAAAGCCCTGCTCGATGCAGGAAGCAAGCTCTCGGACGAAGACATCGCCAATGTCATAAGGATAATGGAAGCGATGTCCAAATAATCGCCCAGCACAGAATATATACTGTTGCCATCATGGAGGATATCAAAGTCATATACGCCGACCTGCCCTGCACCTGCAAGGGCATGGTCGTGCGGATGTTCGATGATGGTGAGAACAGGGATACTATCGTTCTGAATTCCCGGCTGAACTGGGAGCAGAACAAGGAAACATACAAGCACGAGTTATGGCACGTAGAGCACGATGACTTCGACAGCTGTCTGCCTGTCTCGGTGCTTGAAAAATTGAACCCATATTAGGAGGAGATATGGCAATCAGGTATCTGTCCCGAACACGGGCAAAGCTCATCGTATCGACAGGATCCGCATCACGAGGAACACGCAAGTTCCATACTAAGACTGTCGACATAAAGGGGAAAAAGGACGCAGAGCGCCAGTATAAGGCGTTCGAGGCAGAATGTTCCGCGCTTGCCGGAGATGCCGGCACTGTCGCGGATCTGCTCGACACGTACATCGATATGCAGCGAATAAAGGGAATAAAAGAGACTACACTGCGCGGATACGACTCGTATGCCAAACGCCTTAAATTGGCTTTTAAGGGCGTTAATGCCAAAGAACTAACACCTTATCAGATAGAGAAGTTTATCGCCTCTGCGGTCAAAGGAGAGCCTAAGAAGGGCTATCCGAAGAAGGCTTCACCGAAGACCATAAAGGGATATGTCAGCCTGCTGTCATCAGCATACAAGATGGCTATCCGGAGCCGTATGCTGACGGCCAATCCGTGCGATGCGGTCACCATTCCGAAGCAGAAGAAGCCCGACATCGTGGTCCTTACGAAGGAAGACATTCCGAAGTTTGTCAGCGCCCTGGAAGATACCACGCTCGACCTCAAGGTCGTGTACGAGCTGGCGCTGTTCTGCGGATTAAGGCGTTCCGAGATAATGGGACTGATGAACGAAGACATCAATGCGACCTGGCACACGATCAAGCTGCAGCGCACTCGGCACAGGATAGAGCGCGAGGACATCATCCAGGATATGAAGACGGAGCGGTCGAGGGCCGTGATCAAGGTGCCTGAATTCGTGATGTCTGACATTGTAAGACTGATGAAGGAGCATGAAGAGGATCCATTTATCGAGAATCCGTTCCTTATCCAGTACGCTTCCGAGCCGATGCGCCCAGACTATGCCAAAAGGCAGATAAAGGAATTCACGAAGGAGCACGGCCTTCCGGATGTAACGCTGCATGGTCTCCGGCACACGTTCGCCTCGATGCTGAACGCTTCAGGCGAGTTCGACATAGCTGAGATCTCCGCTGCGCTCCGTCACAGTAACATCGGAACGACGTTGAATATCTACACGCATCTGTTCGAGTCAGAGACACGTTCATCGAGGCGTATTGCAGATTTTATGGAAAAGGGTGTCCAAAATGTGTCTCCCGAAAATGAAAAAACCGCTGAAATGCAGTGATTTCAACGGTTCTGTTGGCGGAGGACATGGGACTCGAACCCGAATAATCCCTTGCATCCCCTTATTCATTGTTATCGGCTCTTGGCATTGAATCGTTGGAATTTCAACGCTTTGAGGCTGTGAGCCTTGCAATCACCTGCATAGAGCAAATGTAAAAATCGTGCAAAAAGGTGTCCTTTAGGTGTCTTCAGGACACGCAAAAAGACCGGGGGAAAAAACAAATAAAAAACCCCGGTCTTTTGCGCAGTATAAGTATGTAGAAAGGAGGCTTGCTTCCTAAGAAGCCTTAATCTTTTTTGAACCATTCTGGTCTCGATCCGCATTCTGTCTCGCACCAACGGTCAAAGACATCTGTCATGTACCAGTTGCCTTTCAGATCGATGAAGTAATGCTGTGCGAGCGTGAGGATCTCTTTCTTTTCCTGTGGCCTGAGCAGGATCATCAGCAGCAGCTGCGTCCTGAGCCCGTCCTTCTCGAGTCGTTCGAGTCTTTTGCCGATTCCCTTTTTGTCATCACTTCGCGTAATCAGGAACTGGGCGAAGGCCAGCAGCCCGCCCGATGTAAGCGCGGAAATGACCGCGATGATGATAGTCTGTGTCATGTCCGCACCTCACCTTATCTTTTTTATTCTTACAAGCATATTGACCTTGCGCTTTGCATACGATGAATAGTTCACCGATAAGCCTTTTTTATGGCCCATCGTATTGAATATCGAGTTACCATCCTTATCGGTGCCCATATATACCATCGTATGATATGCAGGGTTGCCGAAGCCTACGATGTCGCCCTTCTTGACCTTGCCCTCTTTGCGTAATGTCTTAAGCGTCTTGTTCGGATAGCTGAGCGCATACAGTTCCTTGTGCTTCTTCACATAGTCCGCAGCAGGACCGCTGATGCGCTTGTGATCCGGATGGAAATAGAAATACTCGCCCTTCGGTATCATTCCGAGCCTCTGGAGGCTGACAGCAGGAAAGGTTATGCAGGTGCCTTCCTTCCTGCTGTTCTCGATGGTCGGATGGTCATTGAAGTGGTACTTCTGATTCTTGCTCCAATTGAACTGCATACGCATCGCATCGTACCAGAGCTTGAGCGGATCTGTTTTCGCTGGTGTCGGTGTCGGCTTCGGTGCCGGTACTGGAGCGTGTGCCTTGATTATCGCCTCGGCTTTCTTCTTCGACTGGCTTCCGAAGATCCCGTCGACCTTCAGTCCGTACTGCTTCTGGTATTTGCGGATAGCTTTGTCCGTGAGCCCTCCGCAGTATCCGTCAACATCGAGCTTCGCATTGATGCACCAGTTGAGGAACTTCTGGACGTGCTTCACGTCCGTTCCCCTTGTGCCTTTCTTCACTGTGTACTGTGGAAGACCGCCCGTGTACGGTGTGCTCGGTGTGTACGGCTTCGATTCCGTCTTTGCCTTGTTTGCGGTCTTGAGTTTACCGCTCCACACCTTCAGGACGTCGCCCTTCATGTTGTCCTCATATGAGATCCAGCCGTTCCGGAGCGAACTGTTCGAGTAGGAGTCCTTCACATAGATCCAGTGCTTGCCCTTCTCATATTTGTAAGCCACAGAGCAAACGAAGTGTCCTCCGCTCGTCCAATGAACGCCCTTGCTCCCGCCTCTGCGAGATCCCATCAAATAAACAGCCACCCTGCTGCCCTTAGCGAGCTCTGTCCATAGCGGTTTCATCGTTTGGTGTTCCTGTACTTCAGTTAAGCCGTAATGCGCCATCATCTTCGGGATGCCCGACCAGTATGTGCCGTTGCCCCTTGGGTCTGCATACTGCTTGCAGTACGGTTGTATGGTCTTTGGCGTATAGTCCTTATACTTGTCTATCTCGATGATGATGTTGCATATACTCACTTCACCACATCCGCAGTTGCGTATGCAGTATGGGGCTTTTGGATACCCAAGGTTGCCCCACCTTTTGTCAGTCTGCATATACTTCATCTTCATCACCATCTTCAAGGTAGTCAAGGTCGCTGATGTCCATATCCAGTGGCTTGTTGTAAATCTTGGCAAAGATAGCCACGATAGCACCCAGTAGGGTATCAAGGGCTGTCAGCGTTGCCGTGATCTGATCAGCGTGTGGCACGTTCCATATGCTACACACAGCACCGATGAATGCTACAAGCGGTACTGCTATCAGTGCTATCAGTTTCAGTGTATCGTATGTTCTGTTACTCATTGTTGTTCTCCTATTTCCATTTGCCTTATTTCCACCGTCCAACCTCATAGAATTGTGTTATATATACTCCCGATGTGCCAGACCCTACCCTTAATGGATAATATCGCCCCGATTGTGTTGCTGATACTCTATTTGTACTATCGGCGCCTACCCAAGCGTCAAAAGAGCCACTTGAGTATATATTTACATATTCGTATGGTGTGTCGATAAATAAACCCGTTGGAAAATCCTGCCTTGCCACATATGTTGTGCCGTAATAAATTGGACTTGTCCACACGCTAAAAGATGTTGATGTGCTAACAGTTCCCCAACATTCCGCGACTCCATTGCTCCATTTACGATATGTCCATATACCGTCCGTGCCGCTATCAATTATCATTGGAGTGTTCAGCAGTTTGCTTATAAGTGCTTTCACATCTAACAATCGAATCACCCCCTAAACAATTACATCACTATCCCATCCAAGTGACACAAGTGCGTCATAGATGTCCTTGTCTACGTTGCCTGTAGTTTGATACCCTGCAAGGTCGATGTGTACGTTGCCATCCCACTTTACCGCAACTGCGTTGCTTCGGGCAGAGTCCGATGTGCCGTTGCCGATTTCAAACGCGTTATTGCTTTGGTTATCATTGAATTTGCCGATGGCTGTTTGATTATCATAGTTCGCTTCTGTGCAATAATTTTGTGAATGAGAATAATCTCCGCTTGCAACAGTAGAGCATCCTTCTGCGTGACTACATTCCCCACTTGCTGTTGTTCCTTGTCCTTCTGCAAGCGAAGCAAATCCTCTTGCATCATTGGTGTATCCGATAACTGTACTCATGCCACCGACATAACCACCAGAGGCTTTTGACCTTACCCCTAATGTATATGCCTTAAAATATGAGGCGTTATACCACGCAGATGGAGAATATGGCGTATAGGTTATCACCAAGTTGGATATGGGTTCCGTGACATTCGCTATCGTAACGCTCTTTTGGTTGAAAGTCGTATCCGATGTAACGTCAACACCGTCAGCCAATACTTCGACAATAGCACTAATATCAAAGCCTACATTTACGATGACTTCATCATGTATAGGGGGGAGCGGTAATGTTGATTCTTCTGTTATGTTCCCGTTCTCATCAAGCAACTCGCTAACATGGAAGTATGTATATCCGTCTCTATCTTTCAACTGTAGTGACCGATAGTTCATGTTAAGCCGGCTTTCTCCTGTCTGACCTATCTGTGCCCCATCTGCTGTAAATTCGGCAAGTATGTCGCTGCCACTTACGATATATGTACCTGCACTTTGGTAAACTGTTCCTTGTCCTGTAGCTATAAGCACCTTGTTGCCACCAGCGTCTGGAATTATCCACAGACCTTCGCTATCGACAACAAGATGTGTTGCCACGTAGTTATTCAGCGATTCGTTTATCGACAATTCGTAATATGTGGAGATGTCAGCCACGTCTGGTTCTGTGACCACGCTGTAGTGCGTACCGCCTACCACATAGTCGCCGTTAGCATCCACTACGAAATACACATGTGAAGGGTCGGGCGCTGTGTCAGTGGTCAGCGTCATCGTGCCGTGCTGTGTCACCCATGCAAGCGTCTCCGCTACGCTCTGGACGGATGACAGATTACCGAGCGCACGCGCAGCATATTCGCCGGCATTGTCAGCTGAAGCCTGTGCCTTGTTCGCCGATGTCTGCGCAGCACTTGCTGCAGAAGATGCAGATGATGCGGCACTTGCGGCAGCAGAGGCCTGTGACTGAGCAGCTGAAGCGGCAGATGCCGCCGCAGAAGCCTGTGTCTGAGCAGCAGAAGCCGCTGACTGTGCCTGCCCTGCCGCAGTTGTTGCTGCAGCCGCAGCAGTTGCCGCCGCTGATGCCTGAGACTGCGCGGAGACCGCGATCTCGCGTGTCTCGTTGATCGTAGTCATTATGTCCTTGTTGTATTCAGCTCTTGTGTCCGAACCGACAGAGGACACCACAGCGCCGCCTTCGCCCGATTCAAGGTGCATCACAAGCGTCGGCGTAGTGCCGAATGTCGCTATTGTTCCGACCTCGAGTCCGTTTTCCTCAAACATCGAGCAGGTCAGAGGCGCGTATGCGAAGTCCTTGACCGCGTTATAGATGTTTGTGGCGTTCGTGCTTGTCGCATTCTCCAGGAACGGATTCTGACCGATGAAGAGGCTGTTCGTGCCGGAGCCGGCAGATGCCTGGACCTCGCCCTCCATGTTGTAGATGGTCACGTTATCGATGGCCGCACACGTGTAGTCCGCGACCTCGAGCTCTATGTACTCCGATGCCGTGACCGTTATGCCGCTGTCGGCGTAATACATGAAGCACAGGTGATCAGATCCGTCTATCTTGACCGAGCACCCGCTCGCCTCTGCCACTCTTCCGAGCAGTTCCCTGATGGTCATGTCCTCATCGAGAGATGCCGCCGTCAGGGTGCCGTTCTTGACGGTGCCGGAGATAGTGCATCCGATATATGTCGCTATAGCGGATGCACAGGCCGACACAGTGATAGGGAGAGTAAGTGAAAGAGCGGATATATTCTTCTCGGTCAGATACATCGCATCGTATGCGGTGACGGCGTACATGCCGTTGTTCTTTTTCACCTCGGTGATGTAGAAGCGGCCTTTGTCCGTACCGTCAATGTCCCATACGAAGACGCCGTTCGTGCTGTCCTTGGAGTATTTAGGCACCTGCGTGTCCGTGGTGAATGTCACGCACGCCGATGCAGTGTTCCCGATGCTGAATTCATCGCCGGCATTGAGGTCGACTGTGTAGTTGATCCCGCCGAAGATGTTCGCGTCTGTCAGCGTCAGGTTCGCAAATGTCAGTGTGTTTGCCATTGGTTACACCTCACACTTCTATCGCATGGAACTCCACGCCCTGATACAGTCCGTTGTACAGAACGCCGCTGTAGCATTCGCCCGTAGCGTTCGATGTGTACATCTGTACGGTGACTTCTGAATTCGTGCGCGGATCGTGGAATGTCATATTGTATTTCTTACCGGAGACGGCAGTCAGGAGAGCGGAGAGCTGCGCCATCTTCATCGGAGGCATCACTACCTCGACCTTCCTGATGTTCTGCCTCACCCATGTGATGACCATAGTGCCGTCATCGCTTCGCCCGCTCTTCGATGTGGCGAGCGAGTCATATGTCACCTTGAGGCTCTTCGGCTTGTATTCCGTCGAGCCGATTTTGAAGTTGCCTTTGCTTGTCAGTGCCATTGATGCCCTCCTATATCGTCAGCAGCGCCTTGCCGGTCCTGTTGTAGTATGCCGTGTTGCCGCGCTGTGCGGATCGCGCGACTTGCTCATCGCCTATCTGTACGGTCATATCCTTGCTCTCGATGGCCGCTATCACCTGACGCGTCATCGATGCGAACGCGTTCACGAGGTCACCGTTCGCTTTCTGTATGGTGTCATACATCAGGGACTGCGGTGTCGCGATCTCTGGGTTCTGACGAGCACCCGGATACTCACCGAGGAGTGCCTCTGTAGGTGCGGTCAGAACGCCGCCTTTAGCCAGTTTCAGCTTATAATTCTTGAGGATAGGGACCTTTGAAAAGACGCTGTTGATCTTTGAGAAGACATTGTTGTTGATCCAAGTCTTAAGGTCAGATGCAGCTGCCGAGAACTTGAGCCCGATGCTGACCGTCTTGCCTTTGAACTTGCTCTTCAGCGTTTCCCATTTCTTCTTCAGGCTGCCCCACGTAGGTATCTTGATGGATATGCTCGCGCCCTTGCCCTGGAAGTTTGCGATGAGCTTGTTCCAGGCGGTCTTGATGTCATCCCAGGACGGGATCTTGACACCTATCTTCGCCTCGACATTCTCCTTGAATAGACCCCACGCCTCTTTCGCCTTGTCGCGGATATTGCCCACGTTTGTGTTGAGGTTCTCAAAGAAGCCTTTGATGTTCTCCCAGCCTGTGCTGAGCCAGTCCCACCAAAGGTCGCAGAACTCCTGCCACTTTTCACGCATCGTGATGATCCACTGCAGTATTTTGGAGTTCTCCAGCTTCTTCTGGAACTCATCCAGCTTCGCCAGCAGGTCGCTGTCCATGATGTCCGCGAGGGCAGTGTAGCCGGAGATGTCTTCATCGGATATGCCTCCGACGCTGACTCCGCCTCCGCCGCCTCCGCCGCTTCCGCTTGATGCGGATGATGTCGACTTCTCGATGAGCTTGGTGAGTTCATCAATGCCCATCAGGGTACGGCGCAGCTGCTTGGCGTGCTTGACTGCCTTGCCGAGATTTTTGGCTGTGTTGCCGGTATTCGTGGCTACGCTTCCGGTAGTCTTCGGCAGGGATGTCTTTGTATTGCCATTTCCGCCGTAGCTCTCCTTGACACCCGTGATGAATGCGATGACCATGCGGGCCTTCGCGATCAGCAGTGTCAGCCACTGCACGACCTTCGTGATGATCGGGATGACCTGACGCGCCTGAAGCTGTCCGAAGCCCGCCATAGCCATCTTGAGCTGGAGTATCGAATCAGAGCAGGTGTCGCTTGCCGCTACGAATTCGTTCGACAGTGTCGCACCCATCGCTCTGTATGTATCCATCAGCCCCTGCGTTTCGGCGTTGGTCTGATTGAGTACCGGGAAGAGTTCGAGCGCTCTGGTGCCGAAGAGTTCAGTGGCGGCCGCTACCTTCTCCGTCTCCGTCCCAAGGTTCTGTATCGCAAAGACGGCCTGCTCGAACGCCTCGTCGATGTTCGATGCCGTGATGCCGTACTCCTTCAGCGCCGCATCGCCTGAGGCGACACGCTGTGAGAACTGGCGCATCGCCACCTTGAGCGCGGAGAGTTCAACGCCGTTCTGCTTCAGCACATAGCCCCATTCCTGGTATGCCGTCGTGCTCAGAAAGACCTTCTGCGATTCGTCCTTGATCTTGTCGCCTACCTCAGCCGCCTGTATGACCGCCTCGATGTATCTCTTCGCAAGTTTCAGCCCTGCGACCAGCGCACCGACCGCCACAGATACGCCGCCGAGCGATGAGGACAGACCTGACATCGATGCGATGCTTCCCTTTGCGGAGTCCTGGACGCCGTTCAACGTGGTCTTCAGCGCACTGAACTTCGATGTCGAGGTCGATGCCTCGCTTGTCGTCTGCTTCAGCTGGTTTTTGAATTTTCCTATTTCAGCCTTTGCCTGGGAGGCATCAGCCGTTATTTTCACTTTCAGTTGTTCTGTCGCCATTCTGTTCAAACCTCTTGTTGAATGCGGTTGCGAAGTTCATGAAGTTGGCTGCGGATCTGCTCATTCGCTCTTCTTCTTCCGCTTTCTTCCGTGCCTCCTCAGCTTCCTCGCTCCCGAAGAATTCAGGATAGATGTCCTCTATCTTCGGCACGTTCTTTCCGCTTATGGCAGAGCCAAAGAAGAGCCCGACGGAGAGCGCCTGAAGGAAGTCGAACCGGGCACGCTCTTTGAGCTGCGCCGTGTGCGCCTCGCTTGCCCTTATGACCTCACCGAGCGTCATGTCCCAAAAGTCACGCTCTGCGATGCCGTTCTTGAGGCTTTCCGCACGCCAGTCCATGATGATTTCTGTGAGGGACTTGTCCTGTCCCTCTTCATTTAGTTTTTTCGCTCACCGGCTTCTTTCTCCAGGAATCCCGCTTCCTGGAACGCCTCAATGAAGACAGGCACGAGCTCCCAATAGGTGTGTCCGTCCGCGATGTAGTCGCCGATGATCTCGTATGTGTCGTCAAGGCTGATGCCGTGCTCATAAGCCTGAAGCATCTGATGCAGTATGATCGCCATGTCGGATATCTTCGGGAGGACATCGTTGTCGATCTCCATGAAGATCTGAAGCGGCGAGAAGCCGAGCGATCTCTCGAGGGCTACGATGCCCTGCACTGTCAGCCTTAACTTGTATGTATGGTCTCCGACCTTGAATTCAGTGAACATAGTGTGCCTCCTTGCAAATAAGGGGAGGCAATAGCGCCTCCCCTGCCCTTATGCTTATGCGAATGTGATCGCGCTTGATGGCTTGAGCGACAGCGTATATGTGATAGCGTCGTTAACGCCTACGCCGTTCAGCCTTACAGACGGCTCTGCGTCGAATGTCGCAGTAGCCCCGCCTGTGCCCGGAAGAGTTACCTTCCAGCTGTTGGATCCCGACAGGCCGTTCAGAGTATTGAACTGTGTCTTCTCGTACAGGAATGTGAAGTCGAGGCTGTCACCATAGTCGAGAAGACCGTTGATGTACATGTGCGCAGAATCCGCAAGTGTAGTTACCTCTACGGAATCAGCGCTGCCGCCGATATCAGGGATCTCCTGCAGGTTTGTCAGATCTGTGTAGGAGCTGGAGCTTCCTGCCTTGTAGCTGAGCTTGATGCCCTGTGAAAGAGTTCCTGCCATTTGTTATTCTCCTTCCTCGAAGCCGATGGCTTCGTAGTCCATTATCTTTTCTATCACCCTGCCGCTCACTATCTCGTTCGCTGAGTTCCGGACAAAGCCCAGCCCCTTCATCGTGCTGTCTATGTCAGCCAGATAG